CTGGAAAATATCTGTAATACCAGATAAAGAAACACCTAGAATGGAATTGACTGAGGGAGGTACTCAATATAGTGGGGCTTACACTGCCTTCCTTAAGCCAGACTGGTGTTTAAAGGTACATGAAAAAGGTTTAGCTACCACTGATATAGCAGGTAAAATAGTATTAGTATTAGACGCAGACCCTGTAACACCTAAACGTGTTGATATAGAAGGGGTTAACCTATTTAAAATTAAAGTAGGTTATAGTCTAGTACCTATAGGTTCCGATGCTTGGGGATGGTCAAGTACTGCCAGTAACCAACAAGAACAGAGAGAAGCTACAGTAAATAACAAAGACCTTTACTTAGCCTATATCGTTGATACTAATGGTAAAAAGATAATTGCCACAGGTAAAGACGAAGAGTGGGCGCAACGAACACTTAAGATGCGCCTTAAAAGAACTATGCTTAAAAGCATGGGTGTACTATAGATCCCTTATAGGGAGAGGAGAATCTGAATGACAGACTTTCACGGAGAGTTTGAGGTTATGACAGACAAGGAGAAAGACCTCATTGTTAACCCCAAACATTATAAGATAATACCGCCAGGAAACTACCCTGATGGTCTAGAATACATGGATATCTGCGACTACGCTTTAAGCCACTTAACAGGTGTACAAGCACACTTAGTAGGGCAGATACTCAAGTATAGCTTGCGCATAGGTAAAAAAGATTCTACCTTACAAGACGCAAGTAAGATACAATGGTATGCTAATTACCTTGTAAAGAACCTCGAGCATACTGCTCATAACCTAGATACAAAGGAGAAATAAATGTCTAGTACTGTAATCATAAGAGACCTTGAATTTAATTACCCAGCCCTTGCTTCCCCGAAGAGTCCCTTCGGTACAGAGCAGTGGGAGATTCAAGTAGCAACCACAGATCCTGACAAGAAGAAGGAACTTGAGGCAGTAGGTTGTAAAGTAAGAGAGAAAGACGGTAAGTACGTTACTAACATTAAACGTAAGACTGTCTCTCAAAAAGGCGATGCAATGGAACCACCTAAAGTAGTAGACGGGGATAAGAAACCCCTAACTAAAGCTGAACTAGCTAAGATAGGTAACGGTTCTCAGGGCGCAGTCAAAGTGTTCACCTACGAGTGGAATGCTGGCGGAAGATCCGGTACGTCTTGTATGTTAACTGATGTTCAGATAACTGACCTGGTAGTCTACGAAGCAGAAAATGCTGAAGAAGAGTTCTGATGGGAAACGTTATAGACATCAAGTCAAGAGTTCCTTTAATACTACGGGAGGAGGGCGTTGACTTAGCCCTTCTCTCAGTCTTTTACTTCACCGATGAGTTCAGTAAGTTAGCTAAAGACTTAGAAGAAGAAGTTAGACACGCTTTAGTGCTGATGGTGTACCGTTATCTTGTAGACGCAGAGACTCATGGAGACTTAGAGTTAAACGAAAAAGGTTTTACTCTAACTACAGACGCGGGTGATAGACTGAAAAACTTAGTAAAAGAAGCTATTAAAACAGAAAAAATAGTATTCAATTAACGAGGTCATCATGTATAGTGGCACCAAAGAAAAAGAAGAGAAAGATCCTCCCACAATTCCGTGGGGGGATCCACCAGTATAACTTTAACTAAGAAGAAGGAGACCGCTATGAAGAGTGGAGTATACTTAGCAGGAAAGATGGAGAGAGTTTCTATAGAAGCTATGAAAGGCTGGAGACAAGAGGCTCAACGTTACTTCGATGAGGTAGACATTCCAGTATGGGATCCAACAAGACGGATACCTATACACCTTCAAATAGAAGGTAATCTAGAAGACGAGAGAAAAACTATAGATGCCTGCAGAAAAATATTTAAGATGGATTTACAAGACATCTGTAAAAGCACAGTGATATTAGCTGATGTAAGACGATATAAACAAGGGGAGATTGGTATAGGTACATCAATGGAGCTAATGTTTGCACACACTAAAAATAAAATAATAATTCTATGGGCAGATAAAAAAGACCCTATCCATCCTTTTTTAGAAGCAATTGCCACAGAAAAGTATTATGATTTAGAGGAGGCAATGGAAGCTACAGAGGAATACTTCGATGACATTTACGGTTGAAAAAGATGACAAGACTATAGGCATACACTTACTTTGTGATGATAATATATACGACGAGATAGAAATCATAATAGGTTCTGCCGAAGTATATATAAGACAATACGATGAGAGCAAAGAAGAGTATGACTTGATCCGATTCAGCCCCAGAATGTTCGGTGAGATGTTAGTATCAATGGATAAGGGACCAGGGACTTATGCAGACCCTGATATAGAAAATGAACTTAACAAATTTAAATAACTTATTAACATCTACCCTAATTTTTAATGATCAAGGTCACTGGCAGTCCGGAGAGAAGATGGACTCAGAAAAGAACTTTGGCTTTCTGTACTGTGTCTATAATAAACAGGATAAAAAATATTATATAGGCATGAAACAGTATAAACGAGGCGGGAAGAAAACAAGAGCTCGCAAGTTAAAGAACGGTAAGACGGTGAGAAAAACTAACGAGAAATACGGCTCACCCTCTAACTGGAAAGATTATATGACGTCCTCCACTGAGTTACAGGGGGACGTTGTTACTAAAGGCAAAAAAGTATTTGCTTTTGTATGCATTAAAGAATATAAAACGAAAGGAGGGTTAGTCTACGCCGAAGCTAATCTACAACATAAGTTAGATGTTATGATTAGTGTAGACAAAAAGGGAGAGAAGCTCTACTACAATAAGGCAGTAGCAGCAATTAGATTTGTCCCAAAGGAATATTACAACTTATAAGGAGGCGTTCGAAGATGAAACTAGTCATTGATATCGAAGCTAACGGACTATACCACGAAGCAGAAACTATTTATTTAATCTCTACTATGGATGTAGATACAGGTACTATAGTTTCTTTCAGCGAGCACGACAAGGAACTAAAAGGTTTTACAGAGGCTAAAGAGTACTTAGACTCTGCTGAACAGTTAATAGGCCACAACCTATTACGCTATGACCTGCCTGTTATGGATAAAATATTAGGTTGGAATTTCCCTGCAAAAAAAATCTACGATACTCTTATTATGAGTAGACTTAACTGGTTCTCACGAGCTACTACCTATGGTAGACACTCACTAAAAGCTTGGGGTGTATTCTTAGGAGATAATAAGGGAGACTTTAAAGACTTCTCTCAGTACACTCAAGAGATGAAGGAGTACTGTGAGCAAGACATTAAGGTTAACTTTAAAATCTACGAAGCCCTTGAAAAAGAAAGGGCCCGAGTAGATAAACAAAGTAAAGGTAAGTATAATAAAGCAATAGAGCTTGAGCATAAACTATCTTACTGGTCTTCGAAACAAGTACAGAATGGCTGGGTGATAGACGAAGAAGGGCTTAATGTACTTATAGATAAAATAAGTTTAGAAATCAAGGCAATAGAAGAACACGTTGAACCCCAACTAGGTACTATGGAGGTGTTAATAGATAAGGAACCTAAGACACCTCGTTATACTAAGAACGGGCACTACACTGTAGCAACAGCAAGAATGTTATCCGATACCACAGGAGAGTACGTAGATACTTCTGATGCGTTAAGAGACGAGCCCCCTATACTACCAGGAGAAACCTTCCAACGTAAACAAGTAGTGAAGGCAAGGTTAGGTAATCAAGATCACCTAAAAGCTTTTATCACTAAGATAGGTTGGCAGCCAGATGAATGGAACTGGAAGAAAGTAGGTAGAGACTTTATTAAAGTGTCTGCTAAGTTAACTAGTAAATCTCTTAGTAAACTAGGGCTTATAGGCACTAACATAGACTCTTATTTTACTTTAAGGGCTCGCAAGTCTATTCTGGAGGGGTGGAAAGACTATATAATTAACGGTGTAGACGGACCAAGACTCTACGGAGACGTTATAGACTTAGGTGCTGCCAGCGGTAGGCAAACACATAAAATCGTAGCGAATATACCTAGCCCCAACGCTAAGTATGGCACTGAGATTCGTACTTTGTTAACATGCCCAGCAGATAAGACTTTAATCTCAGCTGATGGAGCTTCTTATCAAGCAAGGATCATGGCTCATTTTGTTAAGGACCCTGAGTTCACCGATGAAATACTTGAAGGGGATATTCACCAGAAGAATGCTGAAGCTATAGGCTGTGAAAGAAAACTTGCTAAGCCTTTCTTCTTTGCTTGGGCCTTCGGCGCTGGAGGAGCTAAGCTAGGTAGAATCTTAGGTGTCAGCGCTAACGAAGGTGCTGCAGGTAAACAAAGGTTCTTAGATAGGTGGCCTCAGCTAGCAGACTTAACAGCAAAGGTACAACAAGCTGCTGACAGAGGTTACCTTAAGGGTATAGACGGTAGAAGAATCTATACCCCTGAAGCTTACAAAGCCTTTAATTATCTTATTCAAGGTACTGAGGCTATCTTAATGAAAGCGACTGTAGTAGACATAAACGAGGAGTTCAGCCGCTGTCAGATCTTCGCCAAACAACTACTATTCTACCACGATGAGTGCACCTGGGAAATAGATCCAAAGGACGCCCCAAGGGCGCATGATATAATAGAGCGTTGTTTCCAAAACTCCCCTAAGAAGTATGGAGTAGAGATAATGGAGGCAGGCGATATTAAAACAGGCAACAACTACATGGAGGTACACTGATGTTTGTAGCAGAAGAAGTACAAGAAGCCATTAAAGATCGAGCAACCAGAGACAGTTATTTTAAGAGTAAATTTTACCCTAAGTACAGGACAGAAGGTTATCAAGTGTATTGGATAAACACTAGGCAACATGAAAACCTGACTCAAGGTTATATAGGGATAGCCCCCTTATGTAATCGTGCTATACAAAAGAGATACGACATAGAAGTATGGTACTATAATACTTTCGGAGACAAAGATATAAACAGAAAATATTTATTAGACAATATGATAGCTAACTACGCTGAGCTACAGTTTAATATATTGTACTCTGACTTATCTAAAGATATGGCTAACGCCCACGAAAGATTCTTAAGACCTGCCGGTAACTACTCTGATAGTAGAGACCTTAGTAACTGGAATACAAAGAAAGGAGGTTGAAATGAATGTTTATATTGATGGAGACCTAATGATACATCGTTGTGTATGGAATAATGATATACAAGGAATGAAAGACAAAGCAATAGACTTACTAGAAGATATAATGCATGAAACCCAGGCAAAGAATGGGAAGATAGCCGTGGGAGGGGCTAATAACTTCAGGAAAGTTATTTACCCTGACTATAAAGGTAACAGAAAAAGGAACGAGGACCCTGAGGTAAAGGCTATGTTTTCAGCTGCATACACTTTCTTCAATGAAGAGTTAGAGTCTGTAGCTTCTGTGGGACAGGAAGCAGACGACTTATTAGCCATATGGCAGACCGAAGAGCCAGGTATAATAGTTTCTATTGATAAAGATATGCTTCAAGTCCCAGGTATCCACTTTAATAATGCAAAGTGGGAGTACACCGAGATGAAAGAAGAGGAGTGTAATTACCTCTTACACAAACAAATTCTTACTGGAGACAGCTCTGATAATATCAAGGGCTTACCTGGTATAGGACCTAAGAAGGCTGAAGCAATACTGGCGGGTAGGGGTAAAGACCTACGTAAAGCAGTGTGTCAGGCTTATAAAGATCAAATAGGGAAAGGATGGGAAGAAGAAGTTCAATTAAATACTGATCTAATTTACTTAAGAAGAAAGTTTGATGATCGTTATTTAATAGTTTAACTAGCAATGAAAAGGAGAGAGAGCATGGCTAGATTTTTGAGACACGGGGCGTGCGATAAGTGCGGTTCAAGTGATGCGGTAGCTGTCTATGATGACGAAGCACCTAACAAGTGTATGTCTTGCGGACACCTACATAAAGTAACCGACGACTTTGAAAGAGAGAGAAACAAAATGAACACACAATTTAATGTGGTTGACCTACCTCATGGTACAATCGAAGATAGAAAAATATCTAAGGCTGTCTGTGAAAAGTTTAACGTGGTAAAAAGCGTTGATGCTGATGGGAGTACTGATAAAGTATACTACTCCTACTACAAAGATAAAACCTTGCTAGGCTATAAGGTAAGAGGGCTACCTAAATCTTTTACTATAGCAGGGACTTTAGGTGATGAGCTATTCGGACAACATGCCTTTACCCCAGGCGGCAAACGGCTTGTCATCACCGAAGGGGAGGAAGACGCACTTGCTGTAGCCGAGTGTTCTAAGCAACAGTATAATCTTATTTATCCTGTTGTGTCTATTGCCAGCGCTAATAACTTACGCGCCGTAGTAGAACAGCGTGAGTGGATAAGGTCTTTCGAAGAGGTAGTTCTCTTCACTGATCGAGACCCAGCTGGTAAAGCCGCCGTAGAAAAGTTAGCGTCTATTATAGGCTACGATAAGGTTAAGGTAGCTACTGCTAACAACAAGGATGCTAGTGAAGACTATACCCTGCTAGGTAAGAAACACGTTATGGAATCCATATGGAACGCTCAAGTATATAACCCTCAGTTCATACTGACTAGTAATGACTTGTGGAAGTCCCTGGAAGAGTATAACAACATCAAGTCTAACCCTTATCCCGATTGTTTCTCTGAGTTGAATGACAAACTTAAGGGTATGAGGTTCGGCGAGATAACCCTATGGACTTCGGGTACAGGTGCAGGGAAATCTACCTTGCTAAGAGAAGTCATGTTAGACATAGTCTCTAATACTGATGAGAAGATAGGTATTATTTCCCTTGAAGAGTCTCCAGCAGAAACTGCAAGGAAGCTATCAGGCATGGCACTTAACAGAAACCCTGCTAAAGAAGACATACCTATGAAGGAGCTTAAAGAAGGTTTCGATAAGGTATTTGGGGATGATAGAGTTCTTGTGTTAGACCATGCTGGCTCTATGTCTGATGGTATAGTAAATCAACTAGAGTATATGGCACTTAGAGGTTGTAAGTACCTCTT